AGACAGAACTGGGAAAGTCATTGGCAAGAAGTTGCAGATTATATGCTGCCTAGAAAAGCTGATATTACCAAAAGTAGATCAAAGGGTGATAAGAGACACGAATTGATTTATGATGGCACAGCTACGCACGCGCTTGAACTACTGTCTGCATCATTACATGGTATGTTAACCAATACTGTTTCACCTTGGTTTTATTTAAAATATAAAAATGATGATCTAAACAGAGAAGACGAAGCAACTGAATGGTTAGAAGATTGTACGAGAGTATTGAACCAGGCTTTTAACAGATCAAACTTTCAACAAGAAATTTTTGAACTGTACCATGATCTCATTGCTTTTGGTACGGCTGCACTATTTATTGCAGAAGATGATGAGAATGAATTAAGATTTAAAAACGTACATATCTCAGAAATATTTATTACAGAAAACGAAAAAGGTTTTGTAGATAGCTTAACGCGTAAATTTAAGATGCAAGGAAAAAACCTTAGTTACGCTTTTCCAAATGCAATCCTACCACCAGAACTATTAAAAAAAATAGAAAAAGCTCCATACGATCAAGTAAACATAATTCATAGTGTTTACCCAAGTCAACAATATAAAACTAAAAAATTTGACTCATGTTATATCCATGAAGACTCAGGCGCGATGTTATCAGAAAAAGGCTTCAATGAATTTCCTTTTGCCGTACCTAGATATTTAAAATCATCAAATGAGACTTATGGAAGATCACCTGCAATGAATGCATTGCCAGATGTGAAAATGTTAAACTTAATGTCAAAAACTTCTATTAAGGCTGCGCAAAAACAAATTGACCCACCTTTACTTGTTCCTGATGATGGTTTTGTTTTACCTGTAAGAACGGTTCCAGGTGGTTTAAATTATTATAGAGCAGGCTCAAGAGATAGAATTGAACCATTAAATATTGGAGCAGCAAATCCAATAGGGGTTCAAATGGAAGAACAAAGACGTGATGCAATTAGACAAAACTTCTTTGTTGACCAGCTTCTTTCTGTCCAGGGAACCAACATGACTGCAACAGAAGTATTACAAAGAAACGAAGAAAGAATGAGAGTGTTGGGTCCAGTATTAGGTAGACTACAATCAGAATTACTACAGCCACTTATTACTAGATCATTTAATATTTTATTAAGAGGAAATAAATTTAAAGAACTGCCTGATTTCTTAGGCGATCAAAGTATTGAGATTGAATATGTATCACCACTCGCGAAAGCTCAGAAAACTGGAGAAATGCAATCGTTAATGAGAGGTATTGAAATTATGGGAAGCTTACAAAACGTAGCTCCTGTTATGGATTACTTGGATACAGATAATTTAGTTTCATACATCAAAGAGGTTCTTGGTATACCTGCTAAGATTTTAAAATCTAAGAGTGAAGTACAGCAAGTAAGACAAGAACAGCAAGCTATGCAACAACAACAAATGGAAATGCAAGAAGCTATGCAACAAGCTGAAGTCGCAAATAAAGCTGCGCCGTTGGCAAAAGTTTTAAATGAGCAATAAAATAAAAGAACTAATAAAAACATATAAACGAGTTTTTGAGTCTTCTGATGGTCAAGAGATATTAGAAGATTTAAAAAAACGCTGTAACGTGCACAGTACATCTTTTAGTAAAGATAGTCACGAAACAGCATTTAGAGAAGGTCAACGAAGTGTTGCTCTTCTAATTGAACAAATGCTAAACGCAAAACTAGGAGGAAAAGATGAGTAGTGAAACACAGGTAGCGGCACAGGAAACTGTAACGTCTGAACAACCAACTACAGAACTAAATAACACACAACCAATCAATCAACAAATGGAAGACTGGAAAACTGCTTTACCAGAAGATTTAAGAGGTGAAAAAGCTTTAGAAAGTATCCAGGATGTTTCAGGACTTGCTAAGTCTTATATTCACGCGCAGAAAATGATAGGCACAGATAAAATACCTGTACCTAACAAACACGCAACTGAAGAAGACTGGAACGCGGTTTATGAAAAGCTTGGCAGACCAGATAGTGCTGACAAGTATGAATTTAATTTAGAAAATACTACAGTTGATGAAAATGCAATGAAAGCATTTAAAGAAGCTGCACATAGACACGGGTTGTTACCTCAACAAGCAGAAGGCATTATAAAATTTTATGATGAAATGACAAATTCTATGTTAACTGATTTAGACTCTAAAGCAGAACAGGGTAGAGCAAATGCAGAACAAGAATTAAAAAAAGAGTGGGGAGCAGCTTACGAACAAAAGTTACAAGCTGTGAACGCTGCTAGTCAAAAATATTTAGATGCAGACTTTGCGCATTTAACATTATCAGATGGAACCAAAGTTGGAGACCATCCTGCTTTTGTTAAAGCCTTTGCTGCTATTGCCAATGATCTTGGAGAAGATCAAATGGTAAATTCTAATGGACCACAATACATGACACCTGCTGAACTTGATAAACAAATTAGAGAGTTACAAGCTCCAGGCTCAGCATATTGGGATAAAAAACACCCGAACCATGAAGCTGCGGTTCAAGAGGTTCAAGATTTACTTGCGCTAAAATTAAATTCACGCTAGTAAATTAAGAATAACGGATAATCGTAAGACCCGTTTGGCATTTTGGAAAGACAAGACAACGAGAGTTGTAAAATCCAGGACAAGACCCCCTAGGGATAATCTTCCGCTTATTTAATAAACATTAACAAAGAAAAGGAGACAGTTATGTCAACTCAAATAACAACTTCATTTGTTGAACAATATTCATCAAATGTGACTATGCTTTCTCAGCAAATGGGAAGCAAACTAAGAGGTGCTGTTGATGTTGAAACGATTAAGGGGAAAAATGCTTTCTTCGACCAAATCGGGTCAACTGCAGCTCAAGTGAGAACTACAAGACACGGAGACACTCCGCAGATTGATACACCTCACTCAAGAAGAAGAGTAAGCCTATCAGACTACGAATGGGCTGATCTTATAGATGACCAAGACAAAGTAAGAGCATTAATCGACCCAACTTCTGCGTATGCGAAAGCAGCGGCAGCGGCAATGGGAAGATCAATGGACGATGTAATTATCACAGCTTTAGGCGGCTCAGCTGATACTGGAGTTGCTGGTGGTACTTCAACGGCTCTTCCTTCATCACAAAAAGTAGCTACTTCAGATCAAACTGATGGTTTGACTTTAGCTAAACTTTTAGATGCAAAAAGAATCTTGGACAACAACGATGTAGACCCTTCATTAAAAAGATACATTGTATGTGGACCACAGCAAATTGAAGACTTATTGAATACTACAGAGATTAAAAACTCTGACTTCAATACAGTTAAAGCTCTTGCTCAAGGTCAAATAAATTCATTCTTAGGTTTTGAATTTATTATGTCTACAAGACTTAACTTCGATGCAACAAATACTGATGACAGACTTGTATTCGCGTTTACAGAAGATGCGATTAAGTTAGCTATCGGTAAAGATGTTACAGCTAGAATTGACGAGAGAGCAGACAAGTCGTATGCAACTCAAGTTTACTACTGTATGTCAATTGGTGCGACTAGAATGGAAGAGGACAAAGTTGTTCAAATCCCTTGTAACGAGTAATCGAAATAAAGGAGAGTAAAGAATGACAACAAAAAACTCAACATTAGTTGCTAACTTCGAAGCAACTCCAACAGTACCTAACGAGCCAGGTAATCTACATGGTGTAGTAAGGGTAGCACAGGGAACTGTAGCTTTAGCGGCAGGAGACTCTACTGACAATGATATTGTTATGTTAGCTCCTATTCCAACTAACGCAACAATCTCTCAGCTATTTGTAGCTTCTGACAATTTAGGTGGTTCATGCACTTTTAATGTTGGCATCTACAATTCTGAAGGAGATGTTAAAGACGAAGATTTCTTTGCTACTTCAGTTGAAGATGGAGCTGGAATGGCAGATGTTCGTTTTGAAGAAGCAAACATTAATACTGCGGGTCAAAAGGTGTATGAAATGGCTGGCGACAGTAGCGACCCAGGAGGGTACTACTATGTTGCTGCTACTTTCAATGCAACTGGTGGCACAGCAGGTGATATGTCTTTCAACATTAGTTACGTTGTAAACTAATCACTTTGGGGGGTGGCAACACCCCCCGATAAATATGGATAGATTAAAAAAATTAAAAACAGCATTACATTTTAAAAAAGGCGATTATGTCTATCGTTTTATCCTGGTTGACAGGTTCAAACATACTTCTAAAAATCATTATGGTTGGGACTCAAAAGAAGAATTGACAGAAGATGAAATATGGCAAATAACAACTCCAAGGAAACTTAGGAGAAAATATATAATAAAGGAGAAAGATAAAGATGGCTAGTGTGGTAGAAATTTGCAACTCTGCATTAAATCAGTTGGGAGCATCAACAATATTATCATTAACTGAAAACTCTAAGAATGGTAGATTGATGAATGCAAGATATGAAACTATTAGAGATAATGTTTTAAGATCACATCCTTGGAACTCAGCTGTTAAAAGAAGAGCACTTGCAGCTGAAAGTGTAACTCCTGCCTGGGGATTTAAAAAACAATATGTATTACCATCTGACTGCCTAAGATTATTACAATTAGAAAATTACGATCACGATTACAAAATAGAAGGTAGAAGAATTTTAACAAATGATACTACTTGTAAGATACTTTACATTGCTAGAATTACAGACCCAAATGAAATGGATGTAATGTTAAGAGAAACAATCTCAGCAGCAATCGCTGCCGATGTAGCTTATGCGGTGACTGCAAACTCTGCTTTAGCTGAAAGATATAATGATAGATATTTATTAAAACTCAAAGATGCGAAACACACTGACGCAACAGAAGGTTACAATACTGACCCAACGTTAGGTCAAACAGATGTTATCTTAACAGAAGACTTCATAAACAGTAGGTTATAAAATGGCAAAAGCTCTAGTATCGGTTCCTAGTTTTACGGCAGGACAATTGTCCCCTCGTATGGAAGGTAGAACTGACTTTCAAAAATACTATAATGCTGCAAGTATCGTTGACAACTTTGTTGTGCAGCCACATGGTCCCGTTACAAGAAGACCAGGTACAGAGTATGTAGCACAAGTTAAAGATAGCTCAAAAAAAACTAGACTTATTCCATTTTCATTTTCAACAACACAAACTTATATTTTAGAACTAGGCGAC